ATTATTCAAGCAACCAACAATGCAGAACTTGCTGTACGTTTCGGTCGTAAAGCAAAGTCGTTAATGGACATGGATGACTACAAACAAATTTTTAATACAAGACTTAGAGAAGACTCAAAGGCTGCTGGTAAATGGGAAACGGATCAAGGTGGTGAATATTACGCAGCCGGTGTCGGCGGTTCAATAACCGGTCGTGGTGCGGATCTATTAATAATTGACGATCCACACTCGGAACAAGATGCGCTGAACATGGCTTCATACGATAGAGTCTACGAGTGGTATACATCAGGACCACGACAACGTTTGCAACCGGGAGGTAGAATTATAGTTGTAATGACTCGATGGTCAGTAGCTGACTTGACAGGTAAATTAATGAAAGCGCAAAAAGAACCAAAAGCAGACCAGTGGGAAGTGATCGAGTTCCCCGCAATATTACCATCAGGCAAACCAGTATGGCCAGGATACTGGAAACTAGAAGAGTTAGAAGCGGTGAAAGCATCTGTAGCTATTACCAAATGGAACGCACAATATCAACAGAATCCTACAGCAGAAGAAGGCAGTATTATAAAACGTGAGTGGTGGAACACCTGGGAGAAAGAGGAACTGCCTCCGTTGACACATGTCATACAATCCTACGATACGGCATTCATGAAAAAAGAAACATCAGACTTCTCTGCAATTACAACCTGGGGCGTCTTTTATCCAAGCGAGGACAGCGGACCGGCGCTTATCTTAGTAGACTCCGTGAAGGATAGATTAGAGTTTCCAGAGCTACGTAGAGTTGCCAAAGAACAATACGATTATTGGAAACCAGAGTCTGTGATAATTGAGGGTAAAGCATCAGGACTTCCCTTAACCTACGAAATGCGCAAATTAGGCATACCGGTTATTAACTTTACACCAAGCCGTGGAAATGATAAACATACTAGAGTGAACTCTGTAGCACCGTTATTCGAAGCGGGGCAGATCTGGGCACCAGATAAAAAGTTTGCTGAAGAGGTTATAGAGGAGTGCGCTGCATTCCCACTTGGTGAACACGATGACTTAGTGGATAGCATGACTCAAGCCGTAATGAGATTTAGACAAGGTGG